TAATGTTTGAAGTTGTTAAATCGTATGTATCGCTTTTGTATCTAATAGTCATGATATAAACCAAGTAAAAGTATCTTGTTCATTTTTTAATTCTTGTTGATAAGATGTATTTAACTTATCCTTCATTGTCTGTAAAGACTGAGAAATCTGTCTTTGGTTTTCTTCTGTATACACAGGAGTTGGTTCAGGTATTATTATATCTACTCTAGCCATTAGTATTAAGTTGTCCTTCTATCTCTTGATGCTGTGTCATAGTTTGAAGATGTTTTTCTTGGAGGTGGAGAGGATGATGTGATTTGTCCTCTACCTCTATCACCAATTCCTCTTGAGTCTTTATCATCATACATACCTGAATCAATTTTCTTTTGAATACCTCTACTCTGGACTCTATTTCTAATTGCCTCATCACTTTGTCTACGTTTTCGATTTAGATAGTCAACTAAACTAGAAGATTGGCCAAAATCTGATTGTTGTAATCTTCTATTCAATCCTGCTAGTCCTCTTGCTCCTCGCATAAATAATCCTGCTCCAGGTATCGCTGCAGAAAGAGCTAATTGCAACAAACTATTAAGACCTTTGTTTTTTTGTGGAACGATAGATCTGTCCTCTTGAATCATTTCTTCAAAATCGAGTGGCATTTCTTGTTGTAGTAATGGAACGATACCTGTTGTATCTTTTGATGTTGGTTGTGTAGTATTAAAATCAGGGGTCAAAGAATAATTATTATTAACAACTTGAAGGTATTCAGGAAATTCAGGATCCGGCATTAAATTAGATGGTGCAATTTTAAGATTTGCTCCTGGGTTTTGGGTAGGTGTAGCTCCTACAAGTCTTCTGCCACCTTGAGCAGTAGGATCAATTTGATAACTTAAACCTGGTGCCATATCAACAGGTTGCGGATTTCTTAAATTGGCGTAATTTAAACCTATTAAATCATTAACAGTTATTGACATTAGCCCCTCATTCCATCAGGTTGTACATCTGCTCTAAACGTGCCGTATCTCCAGTTTTGGTCAGTTGAAGTATTTTCTATTTTTAAACTAGCAAATCTAGATCTCGCACGTGTATCTACTTTATCAGTAGAACTGTTTACTGTAAATGGTCCAAGTGGAGATGATGAATTAGATTCTTGAGGATAGTTTCTAAGTTGTATAGTTATTTGTGCATCTCCTTGTATTTGTTTAAAATCAGGGACAAACCTCCTCATACTCATAAACATTTGCCCGTCCCCTCCTACAGTCAAATCAAAATCTCCAGATTGTATAAAAGCGGGTATGGCAGTTTTTGCTCCAGTAGTATCTACCTGATCTATTCCTGTTTCGTGAGCATAATAAATTGTAGCTCCATTTATATTTGTAACACCTTGTATAGTTGGAAAAGTTGGTGTGTTTGTTGATTGAAAATCAGTTGCATAAGGTACATCATACAAAGAGGCATCTACCCATGTAGTTCTCGCCAAAGACCCTGTAGTCCAGGTGCCGTTTTGATAATTATAAGTAACACATCTATCAACTTGAGCACTTCCTGACTTTGCATAAAACCATGTTATCTCTTCATACAAATGATTTAGTCCTGCATATACTTCTTCACTTGCATCATAATTAATACCGAGATTATTGCCTGTTGTTTTAAATACAAAGTCTTCTACAAGGCATGGTAAAGCTTTTACGGTACCATCATAAACAAAGAAACCACCAGACTCACCAATCCAATATACAGCTCCATTAACATATTTAATAGAATGCTGACCTATAGCACCACAGTTAGATCCAACTTGTCTTACACTAAAAGTGAAAGGCGGACCTACAAATTGTATTACGTAAGCAGAAGTATCTGTTAGCACAAAAGTGTAGTCTTTTCCTTTTACAGCACCAACAATTTTTGTTCCTGAGTCTAGCCTAAAAGTACCTGCAGTATTTACAGATGTAGGAGTGTAGTCATTAATATCTTCTTGATCAGAAAATCTTATAAACAATTTATCTTGTGTACCTGGTGAACCAATAGTTGTTTCAGTACCAAACATTAAAAGGTGTCTGTCTCTATCTGATACAAGAGACATTACAGATGCTGTAGGTGCATTCGTAACTACAACAGCTCTAGTTTGTAATGCATTAGGATCTGCGTTTATTGGGTTCCATGAAAAAGTTTTTCCATTCTTTACTGTTGCAATTAATTTTTCACCAAAATTATCTAATGACCATGAGGCAGGATCTATAGCTAAAGTTTGTGTAAGTGATGCTTCACCCCAAGCTGTATAGTATTCAACGCCTGCACCACTAGAATGAGCAGATCGTGTGCCCGCTACATCTCTTGTAATACCTGTTAAATTATTATTTGCAGTATCTACTCCTGTGTAGGATATAAATTCTGCTCCTACTTTAATAGTCCCAGTCGCAGGAAACCCAGTTACATCTGCCAAAGTTATATCAGTTCCTGTTCCGCCTGTACCATTGGTATCATCTAATAAAGCACCGTTTAAAGTTCCAAATAATTGTTGTCCACCACCCCACAATCCTGTGCCCCATCCAAAACCATAAGTCTGACCAAGTGCTCCAGGTTTTACATAAGGGTTTACTGTAGCTGCTCCAGATCCGCTTACCGTTGTCCCTGCTGCGCTAGCCATGGTAATAGTAAACGTATCACTACTTGGTACTGTAACCACTTGAAAAGTATTTGTTTCAAAATCATCTGCTACATATCCTGCACCAGTTGGAGGTGTTACAGATGTAAATGTAAATAAATCTCCAGGTTCTAAAGCATGAGCTGCTTTGTTTACCGTAACTGTAGCTGATGTGTTGACTGTATCAAAAGTGCATCCTGTCAATGCAGTATCTAAAGGTGTAATATCATAAAAAGCACCCTCATAATAAATTACTAAAACTTTATTAGTTCCTATCGCTGCGTATCTTCTTCCATCTAAATCTGCCCAAGCAAACTGCTCTCTCGCAGCACCCACAACTGTATTACTTAAAATTTGTTCCCAACCACCTATTTTTTCAGGTAACCCATACCTAAATCTCACAAAATCACCATCGGTCCATTGACCTTCAGCTCCTACTTCTGTGACTTGCTTATTGAATCCTGGTCGTATTTGTACATTTGTTAAAGGCATGACTTATTATACCACTTTCTTTAAGAAGTCTCTATATCGTCCTCCTCGTAACTCTTTAATTCTTTAGTTTTTTTATCGAATTCAAGATGAAAATCTGCAACTATTTTCACAAGGTTATTTGAAAAATGTTTCAAGGAACTAGGTTCTAATATAAATTTACCTTTTTCTTTAATTATCTTTTTTTCATCTTCGTTAAAAATAATTTCTGCCGAACCATTGTCATATTGTTTTATAATCATATTTTTTGTAAACCAAAAGTTTTTCTTTTGTCTTTAAACCATTCTTTATTTTCCCCGTTTCTATTTACATAATGTAAGAAAGCTTGGATATGATAATCGCCTTTAAACTCATCCCTTTCATGTATGTATTCACAACCTTTATATATTAGTGCATCTCCCTTATCTAATAAAAAAGATTTGTCCTCAATTACAATAGGCCAATCAGTTTTATCAGAATCAATCATGACTGTAACACTATACTCACAGGATGGTCTATCTGTGTGAGGAGGAAGATTAGAAAATTTTGTGTAACATCTCCAATAAGAATACGTTGGTAGAAGTTTCAAACCAATTTCTTTTTCTAAAAACCCCTGTTTATTTATCAATATGCTTTCCATTAGATAGTCAGCATAAAAACCAGAATCCTGATTAGGCACTTGTGGACTAAAATGTTCAAAATTTGTTCTGTGTCTCATTTTACAGTATGTTGCTAACAAATTTAATTCGTCCTCTGATAAAAAATTTTTTATTTTTGTGTATTTAAATTTATTCATAAAATCCACGTTACTACAGAATACCTAACACCTTTTGTAACTGGAGTTACACGATGAGGATATAAAAAATTACTAGGCCAAACAATAAATCTATTAGGTTTCTTTTCAATTTTATAATCTTTATTATCTAAATTAAAAATAAGGTCCCCACCTTCATAATCATTGTTTAAAAAATATATACCGCTTAGTGTTCTTGGTCTACCTGAAAAGTGATCAGTATGCTCTACATAAAAACCACCTTGTTCATATTTTAAAATTTGTATGCATTCTAATTTATCCATAGGACAATCTTTATAATTTTTTTGATATTCTAAAAAAAAACGTAAAAAATTATGTGTTAAAAAGTTATGCCAGTGAACATCACTTAAAGACTCTGATAAATTACATAAACCTTTAGCAAAAGTATTTCTTATACTTTTATTGATTTGACCGGACTCACCAACAGTTGCATCTTCAAATTCAACAGTATTAATATATTTTAAAAAAACACTTAATGTTTTTAAATTTATAAGATTATCATATATTTTAATGTGTTTTTCTAAGTCCACTTTTTTTTATTCCAAAATCTTTCTTTATAATTATGTATAATTTGTAATCCATAAAATAATTTTTTTGAATTACGTTTATTTGTATCTTCACCTCTTATTTTCATTTTCCAAGATTCTCTTTTAAAAGGAAATACCTGCACATAAGGAGTGCCTTTTTTAATTATAGTTTTTAAAGTATCGTATTTATCACCATTTATTACTATTGGAAAATTTATTTCAGCAGGAAATGTATCAGTATCTACGATTCCTGGTATGATAGAAAATCTATCATCAGTATTATTTAAAGGTGGTAGAAATAAACAAGAATAACCTGGTGGTGTTTTAATATACCAAGGATTCATTATCTTAAATAAATTTAAATTTTTATTTTTTTCTACATAAGGAGATCCTTCAACTTGAAATTTGTCGTGTGTTGCAGGTATTTTTCCACTAAGATTTATCCCTTTAGCTTTTATTAAGTCATCAAACATATCTCCAGTAGCATAAAAAGAATCCATAACTTTTTCTTCTTCATTGTAAACATTATGCTGTATTTGATAATCTTGCGGTACTTTTAAAAGATAACCTGACGTTAATGTATCTAAAAATGGCATACATCCTTTAATTGTCATTCTTTCACCGTTAAATGTTCCATGATTTAATTTTTTAAACCATTCAGGTATGTTTAGTTTTATAGGAATAGGGTGGTCTTCATTTAAATTTACATAATCTTCGTGTGATATAAATTCTATTTGTTTAGCAAACATCGGAATTGAATATACTTAATAAAAATTAAAATAAAAGCTTAAAGTAATTCAAAAAGATGGAAGGCTTTTTCTCCCTGATCCATAGTATATTTAACTAATGTGCTGTTTAGGGGATTACCTTCAGTTACAATTGAAGATGGGTTTAAACCTTTTATATAATCTCTAAAATCACTTACATCTGACCACATGGGTTTGTTTTGATTTTTACTAGCTGCTATCCAATTGTCTAGATGATCTACATAGTAATCTATTTCTGCTTGCAATCCCTCTGGAGCAGTGATTGAATCAGGTGTAATAGATTCCCAAACCACATTCGTACCATCACAAGAAACAAATCGTGAAAGACCTTTTTTAAAATTTGAAAAATCTGTGTTATTTATTTCAATAATAGTCATATGTTCATTATGAAAACTTTTATTTGCATCCATAAAAGTTTCACTCTCTGCCATCCTATGAATTTCAGTAAATATATTATTATCAAAAATTAACTTTGCCATTTAATTACGCTCCTGTATTTTCAAATATCGCTATTGCCCCTGTTTGGCCTCCTCCACCTGGATTTGCTTGTGGGTTTCCCGATGATCCACCTTGACCTGCGTTTCCTCCGCTTGCTTGAAATCCGGTAAATATTTTTAAATTTATGTTACCTATTCCTCCTGGTGCATTTCCAGAAGATCCTGGAGATCCATTTTGTGAACCGGTACCACCGCCTCCGCCGCCACCACCATTAACAGTCCCTACATCAGTAAGAGTGGTTGCTCCTCCAGTTTGTCCTGAATTTCCCGGAGACATTGCGTTTCCGCCATTTCCACCGGATCCAACTGTAAAACTTTTTGAGAAAGGCGCTGAAATAGAAAAAGAGAAAGCACCAAAACCACCGGCTCCTCCATTACCTCCATTTCTATCATTAGGTTTGCCACCGCCGCCTCCGCCGCCTCCGCCGGCCATATAAACTAGACCTGCACTAGCATTGTTTGATGCAGTAAAATTTCCTGGTGAACTAGTAATAGCTACTGGGTTGTATCCTCCTCCACCTGCTGATCCCGAAGAGGCAGCAGTTATTCTTCCTTGTGCATCAACTGTAATAGAAGCAGAAGTAAAATCTCCTGCAGTAACTGCAGTATCCGCTAATTGATCTGGACCAACAGCATCGTTAGCAATTTTGGCACTGGTTACTTGAAGTGCACTAATCTTGGCTGTAGTAATTGCGTTGTCCGCAATTTTGGCAGTAGTCACATTTGCGTTTGAAATTTTTGAAGTAACAGCTGCATTGTCCGCAATTTGTGCTGAAGCGATTGTACCACCTAA